AAAAGGAATTTGTGTTAAGAAAAAATTTGGGGTCTTAGCAGGATCTAAAGGAACTTATCCCCTTCTAACTAATCTTAAAAAAATTGATCTAGATCCTGAGCCAGAATATGAATTTGATGTCATTAAACCTGATGGCATTAGCACTGCAACAGTTCATTGTCGATCAGTCGAACATGTTAATGATCAACGTAAAAGAAGAAATGCAATAGCAAAAGCAGCAGGGTTTCCTCCTCCTCTTATAAAAGGAGATGAAGATCAAACTGTTCTGGATGCTTTGTGGAAGACACAAAAAATAGTTAACCCTCCAATTGGAACAACTTCTAAAGAAAAATTACATGATGTTCTTCATGCTAAAATTAATGGTCCTAAGGCAATGAATGACGCCGGATTTAAAACAGGAACTGTTTTAATAGAAGAAGGTTTCGCCTTTTTTAAATTTGATAAATTTTATGACAAACTAAAATCAAAGAATTGGAAATACAGTGAAGACAAAACAGGTACCATGATGGAATCAACCTATAAGAAATGTGAAATAGAATTTCTAGATCAAAAAAGATTCCCTACTAAAGATAAAGGAAAATATAATACACCCACTAAAAATATTGTAAAAATTTCTATCAAAGAATTTGAAAACGTACCTATTCATCATACTAAACTCAATCATAAAAAGGATATAATATGATGAGAAAAATACTCGGGCCTCCGGGAACAGGGAAAACTACACGACTTTTAAATTATGCTCAAACTTTTATTAAACTAGGAACTCCAATTGATAAGATAGGATACTTTGCTTTTACTAAAAAAGCTGCCACTGAAGCTAAAGATAGAATGTTAGATCAGAATCCTAAGCTCAGTGAGAAAGAATTAAAACATTTTAGAACTCTACATTCTTTAGCCTTTTGGAAACTAGGAATGAAGAAAAGTGAAGTAATGCAAGACGAACATTACGAAGATATTGGAAGAAGCTTAGGCATAGAAGTAACTGTTTATAGTGAAGGACAAGAAAAAACAGGATTTGTAGATTCAGATAGTGAATATTTTAATATAATCAATGCCGCTCGAATCAAAGAAATATCTATTGAGGATGAATATAACACAGGAATGTATGCATACGAGCTTGATAAAAATTTATTATATATTTTAAGGGATGAATTAGACAACTATAAAGAATCATACCACCTCAAGGATTACACCGATATGATCGAAAGATTCAATGAGGCAGAATTGTGTCCGAAATATGACGTAGTATTTATTGATGAGGCACAAGATTTATCGCCAATACAGTGGAAAATGTTTGAGGTTTTGAAGAAAAATTCCAAACATGTTATCTTAGCTGGCGACGATGATCAAGCTATTTATGGCTGGGCCGGCGCAGACGTTAAAAGATTTCAACAAGAACCTGCAAAAGAAATTGTATTACCTAAATCTTATCGAGTCCCTAGATTAGTTCAACACATTGCTGACAATATTTTAAGTAGAATATCAGATGAGAGGAGAATAAAAAAAGAATGGGAAGCACGAGACGAAGAAGGAGGAATATATTTTGGTACATCTCTCGAAGATGTTCCTTTAGAGGAAGGAAAATGGTTAGTGTTAGCTAGATACAATGATAAATTAATAAAACTTAAACCCGAGCTCAGAGAAAGAGGAATTTATTTTGAATATAAAAATAGAAAAAGTTATAAAACAAGACTCTACTCAGCTATACAAAATTACACACGTTGGACTAATGGATCATTACTTTCTATCTCAGAATGTCGTGATCTTTTTGAATACCTAGGAAAAGACTTTAAACAAACCGAAGAAAGAATGTACGATCTAAAAGAGTTTGGTTATAGCATAACTCAAAGATGGTTTGATGTTTTTGAAACGGAACCTGAAGACAGTCTCTACATTAGAGATATGTTACAACATGGGGAAGAATTGTCCAATAAGCCAAGAGTTAAACTGTCAACGATTCATGCAGCGAAAGGCGGTGAAGCGGATAACGTTTTACTTATCTTAGACAATACTAAAACTATTCGGGAAGCTATTGAAAAAAGTCAAGACAAAGAAGATGAAGAAAACAGAGTTTGGTATGTAGGCGTCACACGTACTAAACAAAATTTATATATGTTGGCGGCAAAAAAGGAGGACCAAGGATATGACATCGAAAGCGTACAATAAACAAATTGGAGGATCACATTATAAAAGTATGAAAATTCAGCCCAGTCAATTTATTAACGAGAATCATTTGCCTTTTGCTGAGGGCTCTGCTATAAAATATATATGCAGACATGCAGCGAAAGGAAAAGAACAAGATATTGATAAAGCAATACATTATCTAGAAATGATTAAGGACAGAGATTATAAATGAGGGTAGTAAAAAATTTTTTAGAAGAAGATTACTTTAAGAAACTTACCGGAGCCTTTGTAGATCATAACCCAGATCTTCCGTTTTACATACAACGAAGAGTGGCTTTCGAAACTGGGGCAATAGATAAGCAACATTTTTATTTTACTCATCTTCTCTTTAACTACTCTATCAAGAGCACCTACTATGACTTAGTAAAACCTCTTATTTGGGATATAATTAAAGCGAAAGCATTAATACGAGTTAAAGTAAATTTATATCCTAGAACAGATAAACTATTACATCATGATCCTCATAACGATCACCCATTTACACACAAAGCTTTAGTGTTGTCTTTAAATACTTGTGATGGAGGAACACGTATAGGTAAAAAATTTATACCAAGCATAGCAAACCAAGCATTATTTTTTGATGGAAACATTATGCACAACAGCACCACTTGTACTAACAAACAAGCTAGACTTAACATTAACTTTAATTATTTTTAATGAGAATACCTAAATTTGAAGCCCAGACAGAATGGGTGAAGCCCACAGAATTTCCAGACCTGAGACAGGTAGATGAAATTGCAATAGACTTAGAAACAAAAGATCCAGACCTAATTAAAAAAGGATCTGGTGCTATTATTGGTAATGGTGAAGTAATTGGTATCGCTGTCGCTACTTCTTTTTACAAAGGATATTTTCCAATTGCTCATGAAGGTGGCGGGAACATGGAAAAAGACAAAGTATTGTTGTGGCTTAAAGATGTTTTAGAAGCTCCTTCTACAAAAATATTTCATAATGCCATGTATGATATTTGCTGGTTAAGAAAACTAGGTTTTAAAATTAATGGTGACATTGTTTGTACCATGATTGCAGCAGCTGTCACTGATGAAAATAGATTCAGATATGATTTAAATAGTTTATCCTGGCATTACTTAGGCTATGGAAAGAATGAAAGAGCTTTAGCAGAAGCTGCAGAAGAATGGGGAATCGATCCTAAAGCTGAGATGTATAAGCTTCCGGCTATGCACGCAGGCTCTTATGCAGAACGAGACGCAGAAATTACATTAGGTCTTTGGCAAGAAATGAAAAAAGAAATTATTAATCAGGACCTGGAGGATATTTTTGATCTAGAGACAGAACTCTTCCCATGTCTTGTTGACATGAGATTTAAAGGCGTACGTGTAGATGTAGAAAAAGCACACGCAATGAAAACAGAATTTAAGAAAGCAGAACAAGGATTACTTAGATCAATTAAAAGAGAAACAAACATAGACACACAGATATGGGCTGCAAGATCAATTGCAAATGTATTTGATATGCTAAGACTAGAATATCCACGTACGGATAAAACTTCAGCTCCATCATTTACTAAAAATTTTTTACAAGAACATAAACATCCTGTTGTAAATATGATTGCTAAAGCTAGAGAAATTAATAAAGCTCACACAACTTTTATTGATTCTATTTTAAGATACGAACACAAAGGTAGAATTCATGCAGAGATAAACCAATTAAGATCACAGACAGGAGGAACAGTAACCGGAAGATTTTCTTATCAGAATCCAAACCTCCAGCAAATTCCTGCACGGAACAAGGATCTGGGACCTAAGATTAGAAGTTTATTTATACCTGAAGACGGATGTAAATGGGGATGCTTCGACTACAATCAACAAGAACCAAGACTCGTAGTTCATTATGCATCGCTTTATAAACTACCTTCAGTATACGATGTTGTAGATTCTTACACAGAAAACACTAAAGCAGATTTCCACCAGACAGTAGCAGACATGGCTGAGATTCCTAGATCTCAAGCCAAGACAATTAACTTAGGACTATTTTATGGAATGGGTAAAGGAAAACTACAAGCAGAACTAGGAGTAACTAAAGAGAAAGCAGCAGAATTATTTAATCAATATCATGCCAAGGTTCCATTTGTTAAACAGTTAATGGAGAAGGCTTCCAACAGAGCACAGGACAGAGGACAGATCAGAACTTTACTAGGTCGACTTTGTCGCTTCCATCTATGGGAACCAAACAGTTTTGGGATGCATAAAGCTATGAGTCATGAAGATGCACTCAGGGAACATGGACCAGGAATTAGAAGAGCTTACACATATAAATCTTTAAATAAATTAATTCAAGGATCAGCCGCTGACATGACAAAAAAATCTATGGTAGAACTTTATAAAGAAGGAATTACAGCGCATATTCAAATTCATGATGAACTTGATCTTTCTATTGAGAACGAAAAACAGGCTCAGAAAATCATTGAGATTATGGAGAATGCTGTTACACTTGAAGTTCCTAACAAAGTAGACTATGAGTACGGGTCTAATTGGGGGGATATTTACGATTAACCAGGAGGAAACTATGGAAAAAGTAAAACACATTTGGACAATGGCGAAAGCTCATCCAAAAATTGCTATCGGTATAGCCGTAGCGATCGTTGCCGTTTATTTTTTAGCAACGTAGGAAACATATGATACATGGCTTATTTAAATGCAAACATTCCTGTGCTGTACGCACAGATAAGGAGAGAATATCTTTATGACCTTACCGGACATGTGGGAGAAGTTGAAGACTGCATTGTATTTGGTTTTGCATCGATTACAGGACGTCCTGTACTCTTTCATGCAATTATGGAAAATGGTGCTGTGTTCTATCGTCTCCCTATTTCGGCCTTCATTCAAAGAGGATTTGATGTCAAAGAAGTTCCTAGGATGCGACTTGACGAGCTGGAGCTTTGGAATTGTTTTAGTTACTATCCTGCTGTTACTACTTTTGATATCTTAGACGGCCAATCAGGAAAATTTATAGGTAAAGATAAAAAATGGCACAGTGGTGCTTATCTTTTTACTATTGACTGGGCCCATCCCGAGAGTAATATAGTAGATACGGATCATTCAGAGATTCCGCACGAACATAAATGCGCTCACATAATGGCCTTAGAAGATGGTAATTATGCAGCTCAGCCAAACAATAGAATTATATGGAGTATTCCATCTTTTACTGTTAAAGATGAAGTCCCAGATTGGAAAGTGCAAACTTCTGAATGGAATGTAGAGGACACGAGAAAATGGGTAACCGAAGATACTGATAAGTACTTCTACAATATTGAGGATAAGAAATGAGTGAAAAATTTTGTAAAAAATGTAATCATCTATGCCATTGTGTAGAGGCAGATCATGAGGGTTGTAAGTGTGAAAACTGCGATTGTAAAGAGCCAGTAGGTATGGTAATAGATGACACAGGAGAATGTGAGGCATGTCAATAATGAAAAAACTATATTTAATGTTAGCGTTGTTATTTGCTTTAAGCGCGTGCTCAGTAGGGCATAAATGTACTTATACCCAAGAGGGAACGAAACTCTCTTCTTGGTTATGGTTCACTAAAGAAGTACCAGCAGACTTAAGCAAAGAAAATTGTAATTAGTATGAATGATAGGATTATCACGGCACTTTTGGCTATTCTCATTGCCTTATCCGGGTGGTCCCTCACGACTACGGTTGGGCTTAAGTCAGATGTGGCAGTCCTTAAAGAAAAAGTACAGGGGATTGAAAATGAAGTACAGGACTTTAAAACTTTTTCAAAGAAAAAGAAACGCAAGAAAAAGAATTCAGACAACTGAGAGGGGGATTCAGGCTTTGATAATTGGCCTAGCCTTGGTACTGGTTCTTTTAGTTGGATGTGAAAATGGGGCGCGTCATTCCATAGAAATAACTGAACCCACAGATCATACAGAGGGTGACGACGGAGGAAAATTAAAGTATAAGATCATTTGGGGGAGTACAAAACATAATGATTGAAAAATTAATGACAATATTAGTAGGAGTCTTGTTGGCGTTAGCCGGCTGGAGTCTTTCCAGAACTTTTGAGCTTTCAACTATCCAAGCGGTACATGAGGACAAAGTAGATAAACTTGAAAGACATGTCGAAAAGATGCAGGACAAAATGGATTCAATGTTAGACAAAGACGAAGAAATTATGGAGCAACATAAAAAATTATTTGAAGCTTTAGAAAATACTAATCAACCATCAACAGGATATAATTATAACTAATGGAACTAGGTAAAGCGAGAAGCACAGAAGAAATTATCAAAGATATTAAAGCTACCTTAGAAACTAAGGTAAAAGATAATGTTGCAACGCACGGAGGAGAAATTAATTTTCTCTCCTATGATCAAGGCATTGTAAGACTACAAATGGCTGGAGCATGTTCAGGCTGCGCTATGAGTAAGAAAACTCTTCACGAAGGTGTAGAAAGATTATTAATGCACTATGTTCCTGAAGTAAGAGGTTTATTAGGTGAAGATGATGAAGAAGCTAAACACAAAGGTTACTCACCTTATTTTCCGAAGGAGATAAATGTCTAACAAACCTTTAAGAATTTCAGAAGAAGCAGCGGTACAAATGCCTATGAAGACCGTAGCCAGCCTCATCGCGCTGGTAGCGATCGGCACCTGGGCTTACTTCGGCATCATTGAGAAGCAAAACAAAATTTCAACAACACTAGAACTAATGGAGAAGGA